CTTCCGTGAAGCTCCCTCGTCGTCGATCAACGTGATCGAATCGCCGACATTGAAGTTCACGTACGGCTGTGGCCCGGTTAACGTCGAGATCTCCACCGTGAACGTGTAGGCCGTGTGGGCGCTCTCCAGGAACACCGCCGCCGCCACGTCCTCCGCAGTGCTCGTCTCGGACGTCGAACCGAGCTCCAGCCCGGTTTCGATCCGGCCGAAGTCAGCGACAGACGCCGAGTCCTCCACCCAGGCGAACGTGCCGTCCGCTTTCCGCACCAAGGCGGTGTTGAACTTCGGCTCGACCCGCTCGACCCGCAGTGCCGTAGCTGATCCGTCTGGCGTGCTAGGCGTGTAAGCCTTGATCGTCACCGACCCCGACAGGTCAGTGCCCTTCCGGTTGAACACCTGCAGAGTCAGCGTGTCGAAGTCGACGTCCACGTCGATGTCCTTCTCACTGAGCGCCGTCACCCCGTCGAGCACCGTGGACTGCACGTCCAGCGCGTACTCCCCCGGCGCGTCCGCCCACGCGTCCCCGTTCGAGTCGAGCGTGTGAGTGAACCCGCGAGACAAGGTCGTGAACGCCGGCACCCCCCGAGCGCGGGCCTCGTCGAAGATCGTGGCGATCACGTCGCCGCGCCTGAACCCGACAGCCGCGTCCGACGCCTTCCACGACGCGTTCGAGTTGACCACAGGCGTCTCCTCGTACACGTCGCCGTTCGTGTGGACCCGTTGCAACGTGAGGATCAGACCCATCGGGTTGGCGCTGTACGTCCATCGAGGTCGAGGCGGCTTGTTCGCCACCTTCGCCGCCAGCAGATGCGTACCGGCGCCGATCGTCCCCGTCACCTGCGCCAAGTGCTGCCAGTTCAGGCCCAGATCCTCCGACTGGACCAGCTGCTGTCCGTCCAACCAGAGCGTCAGCGTGTTGTCGCCGGTCGCGAGGATCTGATAGTTGATGGTGCTCGACAGGGTGAATGACTTGCGGAAATACTGCACCGCGCCGTCGGACTCATCCACGTCCGGGCCGTTGACCGCGATCCACGACGGGTTGGGGAAATCCAACCCCTCCGGCCGGTTCGCCCGCACACCCGTCTCGGACGCCCACGCCGTCGCGATCGGCGAAACCCAATCCGAGGCGTCGTACCAGGCGCCCGCCGCCGACATGTACCCAAACCAGCGCTGACTACCGGTCGCATCCACCAACTCCGCGTCCGGGCACACGATCCCATCAGCCAGCACGTTCAGCACACCCGGCAACTGGTTGAACTCCCGCCACCGACGACCGTCCACCGCCAGATCCACCGCCGAACCGTCGATCCGCGCGGCCATGCGGCACCCGCCACGCCACCACGCCTTGATGATCCGCTTCGGGGTCAAGCTCGAGAACAGCGCGTCGTCAGCCGCGACCTTGCACGACAACGCGCCCGGCGCCGACAACTCGTGCTGCCAGTTGCCGTCCTTCACGTTCGCGAGAGTCCCGATCAGCGACCCGTCCGTGTCGTGCAACGTCCACGACACCGGCTCCAAATCAGCCGGCGAACCACCATCCGTGCCCGTCTCCGGGTCATCCGGCGGAGTCGCACCCAGCAGCCCGCCAGCCACCCACCCGGCCGGCGCCAGATCGAACGGACTGATCACCATGACCGGCAGATCCGCCGGAGCCAGACCGCTACCGAACGGGAACCACATCACGAACAGGTGCGCGCCCGAATCCAACGCCGACGGGTCACCGTAGACGTCCAACTCGTCCGGCAGGTACTCCTGCCGGAAATGGTCCGTGATCGTGTACGCGTACGCACCCGAACCGGCCACATGACCGTCGTCGCCGTCCGGGTTCGGCGGCACGATCAGGTAGGTGACCTTCGAAGCATCGACCGGAAGCACCACCGCCGGGTCCAACTCCGGCACCGGGATCGGACCCACGTAGGCGCCGACGTCGGACACCCAGCAGGTAGCCCCGAACGTGTCCGGGTCCGTGCCGTCCAGCGCGACCCACGTTGAGCCGCTCACGGCACCAGCCAGGTCGTGCCACTGTCGGGGGTCCAGGCGCCGTCGAGGTTGACGAACGTCAACTCCGTCTGCCCCGTCGCCGGGTTCAGCAGCGAGAACGAGTTGAACGACGCGAACTGTCCGGCCGCAGTGTGCGCCACGTACCCGCCCGAACCGTCGTCAAGGCGTCGCTCGAGCGTCCCCAGGCCGTTCGTGCCGGCCAGCGCTGCGCCGACCGCGGTGAGTGCCGTCAGCATCTCGTAACGTGTCGAGCCGAGAACGGTGATCGGGACGGCGAAGCTGTACGCGTCGTAGGGCAACTGCGCACCGAGCTGACCCCCGCGTCCAGGGATCGTGTCGTGGCTCCCGCGACGGGTCCCCGGCGCGAACAGCCCGGACATGTCGTTCACCACAACACCGGAGATGGATTGGATGTCGGTGCCGTCGAACAGCAACGTGTCGGCGAGAGTCATCAGCGGTCCAGTGCGTAAGCTGCGCGGCGAATACCGGCCGGGCCGGAGACTGACGCGGGCTCAGGGACCGGGTTCTGGATCGTCTGATGGAACTCGCCGATCACCGGCGCAGTGCGGCCACCAGTGCCCGCAGAAAGGCTCCACGCGGCAGCCTGCGACCGCGGCAGCGCACCGTTGGCCAGCTTGTCCGCCGAAGCCCGCACGCGCTCCACCGTCGACTCCAGGCCCCGCGCGAACCCCTCACCGGAGAACGCACCCAACTGGTGCAGCACCGTCGAGGGAGAGTGGATGCCCAGCGCGTCCCGCAGCTCCTTGACCATCGACTTGGCGAGCTGCCGAATCGCCTTGTTCAGCGCCGACTGCTGCGACTTCAACCCATTCACCAAGCCGCGCGCGGCATCGATGCCGGTGTTGAACATGTCCCGCGACACGAACTTCCCGATCGACGAGCCGGTCTGCGTGAGCTGCTTGAACTGCGAATTGATCGACCGAAGCTGCCGCGGCGTGGCGGCGAGCAGTGCCTTCGCAGCCGGCAGTGCGTCAGGACCTGCCTCGGCGAGCTGCGACAGTAGCGCCGGAGAAAGCCCTTCTCGGGCAAGCTTCCGCAGGATCGACCCGAACTGCTTCGCGTTGCTGACGGCGGTCGACAGGCGCCGCAGGATGTCCCGCAGCGTGACCGGCTCGCCGAACGCCGGCTTAGGGATGTTCCCGAGACTGAACGTGTCAGTCACGGCGCCCTGGATGGCGTCCTTCTCCTGCTTGCGCTGCGAGACGAGGTCGGACAGCTTCTGCTGCGCCGACTGGAGCTTCTGCGCGATCCGGTCCCGTTGGTTGGTCAGGCCGATCAGATCCGAGTTCTGCGACTTGAGCAGGTTCACCAGCCCGGAGGACAGCTGCTTACCCGCCGCCTTCGCCGACTCGAAGATCGCGTTGAGCGCCTCTGTCAGCGGGTTCTTCGTGATACCGGCGGTCGACAGGAACGAGGTGAGCGTCGAGACGTCGAATGCAGGCAGCTTCTTCTTCTTGTCCGCGCCGCTGAGGTCCGGGTTGTTCAGCGCGGGGAACGAGAGTCCGCCAGCGGTCTTCGCCGCGTCGGCAGCAGCCTGGGCCTGCGCCACGGCGTTCAGCCCGAGCGCGAGAGCGGCCTGACCTCGAGCAAGAGCCATAGCCTGCACGGCGCCGACGATCGATTCCGTCACGCTGATGACGTCGGCCGCAGTGACACGCGCGCCGAGCCCGAGCTGAGCGAGCACGATCCGCGCTTGCAAGGCGTTAGAGGCCATCATGATGAAGCTCTGGGAAGCCTTGTCCGCCGCCCCGGTCATCGGGTTGATGCCCACGATGGTGGCCGTCCGGCCCGAGTTATTGACCGCCCCGAGGCTGGTCGACAGATAGTCGGCTGCAATGCCGAGATCCTCGAACGCCTTAACGATGATCTTGAGTGGTGCGGCCCACGCCTCGAACAGGACTTGGAGCGAATGTCCGACCCCGGGCAACCGGCTGAGAGCGCCGACCAGCGCCGGGACGACTTCCAGCAGCACCCCGAAGAAGTGTGCGAGTGACGCGACACCCTTCGCCATCGGCACCAACAGCGGAGCGAGCGCCTTGATGATCTGCACCAGCGCCTTGCCAAGTTCGCCGGCGATCGGCGCTACGGCCTGGACGAGTTCGGCGAACGCCTGCGCCAGGATCGGGACGACGGGAGCGAGCGCGTTAGCGATCTCGGCAACGACCGGCACGAGAGCCTGACCGATCTGCGTCAACGCCTGCGCGAGCACCGGGAGCACGGGCTGCAGCGACGCGACCAGGACCGCTACCAGCGGCTCGATCGCGCTCACGAGGTTCTGGAAGATCCCGATGAGCGGCGGGCCCAGCTGCGCGACGATCTCAGCTACGAAGGTGAGCAGAGGCGAAGCGGCCTGCACGAGTAGCGTGAACGCGTTCGCGAGAGGCTGAATCACAGGTGCGAGCGCGCCAAGGGCCGGACCGAGAGCGTTCACGATCGCGGTAAGAGCCTGCCCCAGCCCCGCCGTCAGTGGCTCGATCACTGGTGCAAGATTCGTCACCAGCGCAGTCAGCGCTGGCGCGAGGTTCTCCAGGGCCGTTCCGATGATGGGGGTTAGGGCGGTCAGTTCCTGCTTCACGACCGGGATGAGCTGTTGAAATGCGTTCGTCAATTTGATCCGGATGGTGTCGGTGAACGTCGACCAAACACCCTTGAGCGTGAGCGCCTGCTTTTCCATGGCGGCAGACGCGCCAGGGAACTCCTGCATCCCCTTCAACAGCGCTTGGATGCCAACCTGGGCGCCGAGCGCGCCCTTGTTGATCTCCTTGAGCACCTGAGCGGTCGTCTGGCCGGTGCCGTTGGCGATCGCGGCGACCGCGTTGAAGCCGGGGAACGCGTTGCTGATCTGCCGGATATTGTCGAGCGTCACCTTGCCGTACGCGCCGATCTGACCGATCGCGAGCACTGCGTTGTGGATAGCCTCGGCCGACGCTCCGGTGACGGCGCCGATGTTGCCGATGACCGTCAAGAACGGGATCGCCTGCGACTTTGCCAGGCCGATCGAGTCGGCGATGGCGAAGAACTGCTGCGCGTAGCCGAGCACATCCTGCTGCTGGAACGGCGTTCGCGCTGCGAACGCTTCGAGGTCGGCGATCTGCTTCTGTGCCGCCTCGGCCGATCCGAGCAAAGAAGTGAACGCCGTCTGCGCAGTCTCGAGGTTGGCCGCCGTCTTCAACCCGAACCCGGTAATGCCAGCGAGTGCGCCACCAACGGCGAAGGCCGTGCGCTTGGCGTAGTAGCCGAAACCGCCGCTGAATGAACGCCCGGCGCTTTCGCCGGCCTGACGACCCGCAGACGCGGCCGGGCCGACCACTTGCCGCTGAAGCTCGCGCTGCATCCCCCGGACCGACGGGAGAATGGAGATGTATCCGGTGGCAAGCTCAGCGGCCACGCCTCACCACCCCAATCTCGTCTTCATCACGTCCAGCGGAACGGGCTTCGCGGTGACCACATGAGCGCCCGTCTCGGCGTTCTTCGTGATCCGCGTCTTCTCCTCGACTGCCCTGAACTCCTCCACCGGCAGTTGCTGACCGGGCAGGAGGATCGGCTTCGGGTAGCGCGTCTTGGCGCGGCCTTCCTTCTCGTCCGCGCCGCGCTGCCAGTTGCCCGACTCGATCGCGTGAACGGCCCGCGCCAGCAGCGGCGGGACCTGCAGCGACCAATCGGCTACCGAGCCGGCTGCGCGGCGCCACAGCGCCGTCTGAGGCTGCAACGGAAGCTGCTGCGCCAGAACCGCCAGACGCCGCCACGACAACTCATCAGAGCCCGCGAGACGCAGATCGAGCCCGAGCCGCAACAGGTCGAGTTCGACCTCCTGCCCGTACTCACCGAGCCACGTCAGGAGGTCGAGGATTCCCCCAGGCTCACGCCGGACGACTCCTTGATGATGTCGAGCAGGATCATCGCCGAACCGCCGGCCGCCGTGAACGCGTCGTACTTGTCACCGAGCAGCAGGCGCGCGATCCTCACCGCGTCGCCGGCTGCGTTCACGTACTCGTCCGACCAGCGCTGCGGCGGCGGGAATGACGCCACCTCACCGCCGGGCAGCTCGACCTCGATGTCCGGGTGCTTCTGGATCGACTCGCTCACCACGGTGGCGAGAACGAAACGGGTCTTACTCATGGACTGACCTCGCAATGGACTGGCGTGTGAGTGAAGCAGCGGGCCGGGACCGGCCAGTCCGAGGAAGCCCCGGCCCGCTGGCATGCGTCAGGAGACGTCGAGACCATCCGTGTAGATGATCACCTTGTCGCCGTTCTCGTCCGGGTAGCAGGTGATCGTCACCTCGTACCCCACCGCCGCCGTGTCGCCGAAGGTGATGTCGCCGCGCTCGGTGACCTGACCCTCCGGGACCACGACCCGCAGCGTGCGGGTGTCGTCGAGGATCGCCAGGACCCACTCCTTGCGAGGCAGCTCGGTGGCGTTCAGCTTCAACGTCCCGCCGGTGACGTTGTCGTCGCCGAAGTACACCTCGGCCGAGACGTCGTTCGTCTCGATCAGGGTCAGCTTCAGCGTGACGACGTGGCTGGACTGGATGCGGCGGACGATGTCGCCGCCCCACGCCTTGATGTCGGTGGTGTCGGTCGCGATCGAGACGACCACGCCGTCCTCACCGACGTAGCCGGTAGCGAGGAACCCCGCGTCGAGGCTCGAGGTCGCGTTGGTCGGTAGGGTCGTGCCGATGTCGCCTACGTAGGCGCCGCCGGTGGCTGCCGGCTTGCCTACGACAACGTTGCCGGAGTCGTTCGCCATGATGATGCGCCCCTTCTAGGCGGATGTTTGGACTGGCCGACTTGAGGGGTTGTGCGGAGCGTCTACGGCAACGCCGAGCCGCGGATCGTGATGATCACCGTGAACGTATAGCGGGGGTTCGCGGTGTCTGGGTCGGGAAGCTCGGCGATCCCGCCCAACTCCTGCACCCGGTACGTGGTGACCGCCGGGTAACGGTCCGGCATAGCCCACAGCAAGCCGCGGACGATCTGCGCCAGGTCATGGGCGCCGTCACGGCGGGTGTCCCAGCACTCGACGGTCAGCTGCGCGTCCTCGAGCACCAGATTCACCCGGGCCCCGCCCGTGCGGATCAGTTTCACCATCCGCGCCGGCCGTGACTTCGGGATCTC